CGGCGGCGGCAAAGTTGGCGGCGGCTCTTGCTACTTTCTCGACATCCAATGCTGCAGCTCGGCTGACCTCTTTTTCACAACGCGCAGCGGCGGCAAGCAATGCCGTCTTGTGCTTGTGGTCTCGTTGAATTGATGCTGCCGAGCGGAGAGCCGATGGCGTTGAGACACGGAGCGCATAATCGACAATACGGCGCCGCAATTCTTCGCTATCCACGCCCGTACTGCCAAGCTGGGCCAGTGCAAGCCGCCGCATTCCCTTCGCCCGCGCCTGATCGGATGACCAATTGCTATCGTTGAGCCGGACTTTCAGCGAGCGCAGAATTGGAGCAACGCAAGGCGGCTTATCGTCGTGCGGCAGCCCGAGCGCATAATTTACGGCAGCCTCCACGCACATCTTCCCGGGCACCGGTTCGCCCATTCCAGAGACCAGCCCGCAATCGACAAGCTCAAGAACATAGGCAGCAACTTCGCGAGTGATGGGCTGTGTCATTCGTATTCCCTCCGCAGGCGCTCGATCCGATCGCCCAGGTCCATGTCACGCTCGGCCCGCGTGTCGTAATTGTCATGCTGCCGCTGCAGCTTGGCGACCGCGCGGCCGAGATAGGCATCGCGCTCCTGCCGCAGCCGGTTGATCTCGCGGAAGGCCCAGACCGCAAGTTCCGCAACCTCGTCGGGTGTGAGCTGCCGCACGGACTTGCCGCGCCAGTCGAGATCGGGCTTATCGGTCATGGCCGGTGTCCCGCGGCGCGACTATGAAGATGCTCAGGAGGATGATGCCCGTCAGCGCACCGGCGGTGAAAGTGGACATGATCAGCAGGAAGGTAGACATGGCGTTCATGCTGCCACGTCGGACGTGCCGAGCCCGCCCCGTGCGATCCACGCCTCGAACTTTTGCCGCGATCCCCAGCACGGCGCGGGCGCATAATTGTAGAGAAACATCACATAGTCGCCGACCGCACGGCTATTTACCTCGTCGGCTTGCTCGAAAGTCTGTCGCAGGTCATTCGAGAACAGCGCGGACAGGAAATGGCCCGGCTCGATGCCCTGCTCGATGTACCGGCGCAAGCCGCCGATCATGTAATCAGGGATCAAGGACCAATCGGCCGGAGGGCCTGCGGTGTAGCTGGGGTGAAGCATGGCGGGCTCCGTTGAAGGAGCCCACCCGTAAACCCTAATCTGGGTTACGTCAACCTAAAAATGGGTAGACAGATTTACCAGAATCCCAGCAGGGCGCCCCATCCATGGATGGCGCCAACCGGAGGAACGACAAAATCGAGCGTAAACATGAATGCCTGCTGGGTTTTTACGGAATAATAGAGGCCATAGAACCACCCGACGACGCCAAAAATGTACACGGTGAATGCCGTGAAAGAGAGGGTGGCCTCCTGCACCGCCGTCATGCGGCCCCGGCCATCTTTTCGACGACTCGCATGAGAATGGGATGTTTTTCGGGATCAATTTTCTCGATCAGCTCATAGAGCCGGGCCAGGCTCTGGGAATAGTCCACAGGCGATCCGACTTCTTTTGGCGGTTCGCCGTACCAGAGCCACTGCGGCGATGTTGCAAGGTAGTGGACCAGTTCCGCCATGAAACCCGGCCGCCCGACCTTCCCGGTTTCGACGTTGTTGTATGTGGTTTGACTCAATCCCAGCAGGTCCTGCATGTCCTTTTGCGACAGGCCTAATTCCTCCCGTCGCTCGCGCACCCGGCGGGCAAATTCCTCCTTGTCGATCTTCGGTCTCACACCTCTGGAACTACCAAATTTTAGGTTTGGTGTCCTGAACGCATTTTTAGGTTGATTTGCACCCAGATTTGGGTTACCGGGGGGCATGTCAAAAGCCCTGAAGCGAGCTTGCGCGGTTGCCGGAGGCCAAAAAGCCCTGGCGGATCGCATCGGAACTACACAATCACAGGTCTGGTACTGGCTGATGCGCTCTAAGAAGGGCGTGCCTGCCGAATTTGCCAAGTCGATTGAAAAGGCAACCGGCGTTTCTCGTGCGGAGTTGCGGCCCGACCTCTGGTCCAAGGCCCGCGCATGACGGCGCCTCGGCAACTTGATGACTGCCCCCATGACGCAACCCCTGTACGCGCGTCTCCTTGGGGCCAGTCTTACGCAAATCTGAACGGGAGTCAAAGAACAGGTAGTTATGCACCTGCGAGTGCGTCTTATGGTAGCGTGATAGGAGCATACCCATGCACGGAACTCTGGCAGCAATTCCGCGGCAATCCACAGCAATCGACCGTCTCGGAATTCGGCCTACCGAAAAAAAGTTCGGTCGGGTCGCCAGAGCACTCTGGCCCCGCAAGACAGCCGCGGAGCTCGCCGCGCGCGCCGGCGTCACCCAGCGCACAGCCGAATTCTGGCTGGCTGGTCGGGAGCCCTCGGCCGCGGCGCTGGTCGCTGTCATCCACGAGATCATGCACTGAGGACGCGCGTGCGTTCTCGAAGGACGCGCCGGGTGAAGAAACATCCGGGGAACTGGTGTGGGGGATTGTCAGCCTCCCGCGTCCGTCAAATCGGGGGCCGGCATGATCGCCCGCTGCACCCTGCCCATCCCGCTGCCGCCCGAAGCGCCCGCGCCGCGCATTGACACCTCGGACAGGCCGTTCGCGCTGCCGCCGGCGGAAATATGCCTAGACATACTCGTGCCTCCTAGCACTAACCTTACCCGCCGCCACAACCCCGCCGCTTGGGGCAAGATCGAGCGGTGGAAGGTCGCCACCGACAAGATGCTCATGGCCTCGGGCCAGTACCGGGCCGCCAAGGGGTGGGCAGCTCGAAACGATTCAGGGCGGTTTGAGATCAAGATCATCCTGAGCGAGCAATGCCGGCTGGATCTCGACAACCCAACCAAGAGCGCCATCGATTATTTGCGGCGCATCCAGCTCATCCGCAATGACGACAAGCGCTACCTGCGCAAACTGACCGTGGTTTGGGGATTTGCCCCAAGCGGCTGCCGGATTCTGCTCCGCGAGGCGGCATGACCAACATCCCCCCCAATTCATTCGACTGGTCCGACGCGCGCGTGGCCGTGCTGCGGCAGATGCACGCCGATGGGGCTTCCGGGGGCGACATTGCCAAGCACTTTGGCATCACCCGCAACGCGGCGATCGGCAAGACATCCCGGATGGGGCTGCGCCGCCGGGCAAAGGCGCCGGCACGGCCCCGGCCACGGCAGCCACGCGCCGAGGTCATCATCCCCTTCACCCCGCCGACCAAGCGCACCGAGGTGATCATGGACATCACCGACGCGGATGTGCCGCTCGCGCAGCGCGTCACCATCATGCAGTTGCAAAATTGTCACTGTCGGTGGCCCCTGGAGCCTGGCAAGGCAGTCACATATTGCGGCGCAACAGACTGCGATGTGGAGAAGGGCGTCCCATACTGCCCATCCCATGCCAGGCGGGCATTCATGCCGGCGAGGCCGCGGGCATGACCCCCATCATCATCACCATCGCGCCAATACCGCCAATGGACCCGCAAATGAGCGAGCGTCCGGGGCCGCATCGTTTTGATGCCTTCATGGGGGATAGGTGGCTCTGCCGGTCTTGGACGCCATTCCTCGCGGGTGCGCGCGTCTTAGCGGCCGATGGCGTGCCGCCTGAGACCCCGCTGCTCATGCGGCATGTGGGCTCGGACACGATCGCGCTGATCTCAACGGTCGGCGCCGCCGCCGCCCTGACGGTGCGTGAAGGCGACGGGCCGATGCGGTTTACCCGGTTTCAGTCATTCGACGGGCGGCAGAAGCACGTCCGAAGTCAGCGTGTTGCGTAGCCGGCGCCTAATGCCGGGCGGCCAGGGTGTAGGTGAAACGTCATCCCCATTGGCGCATGCCTCAACGGGATGACCGGAACCAGGTCGGATGGCCGTAGTGATAAAATCGAACCGACCACTGGTCGTATGTCCGAAGCCTCGTCTCAAGCTACAGGACTTACGGGCCAGCCCTCCTACCCTGCACGGTTTCATTCCGTGGGGGTCAGGGGGTGCTGGCCTGAACCGAGCCTGAACTCAGCTACAGGGACTAAGAAAAGAGGAGAAATAGATGGGCATCTCCTTTGATGAGTTCTGGGATATTTTTCCGCGAAAAGTTGGTAAGCTCGATGCTGCTCGGGCGTATGACAAGGCGATCAAATTGGCCACCATTGACCGCATCCGGGAAGGCGCAAAAAAATTCGCCGCGCGGTGCAAAAATACCGAGCCGCAGTACATCCCACATCCGGCGACGTGGCTCAATGCCGGCCGCTGGGATGACCAGCCGATGCCGGCGCATGAGCGCACATTTGGGCCGGCGCCGCAATTCCCGCCGGAGCGGCGTGGTCCTGAACGGCCGCGGGCATTGACGTGGGCGAACGTGTGGGTTCCGGCCGATTGCCCACAGTATAAGGCGATGCTGGCGCGAGCGGCGGCGCCTGATACCGATCCGCGCGAATACCTCAAGCGGCCGGGCGGCATCCGAGTCAGCCGGCTGTGGCTGGAACGGGAACGTGTCCTTGGACAGTAAACATGAATACGGTCGCCAAAACCAGCTTGAAACCCAGAGCAGGTGTGCGACCGTCGAGCCCGGCCATGACCCGAGTGAAACCCAATGATCAACTGCCGGGCTCACCCATCACCACCCAACGGAGGCTAAAATGACCACTATGTCGGACGCGTTTGAGAAGGCCGGATTCAGCAAGGTCGAGATGGAGGCTTATCCGGCTGCGGTGAAATTCATAGAAGCCGGCGGCACCCTGAATTCATGGATAAGGATTTACAACGCCGTCGCCAAGAGAATGCCGAGCAAAGGCCAGATCACATCTGAAATCCAACCGACCAATGCCGATGCCCGGCCGGCGAGCAGCCATGCGCCGAGTGAAACCCCATCAGCACTTGCTGCTCGCCCACTCATCCCGTACGCCGGCAAGCCGCTGCGCAAGCCGGCCAAGATGCCGACCGCAGGGCAGAAGCAAGCTGCGCTGGAAGGCGCCGCCGAGCGGGCGCTTACGCTGCTCGACATTCGCAAGATTGGGGGCAGGTCGATTGGCGACATCCGCATGCGCGAGATCAAGGCAATCGGCAGAGATGCGGCCGATCGTGCCGTGGCTTTCCTTGGACAAGGATTGCAAGACGCCACGGATGCATTTCTGTGCTGGAAAATATCGAACTTTGCCGTGCTGGCGAAGGACGACAGCTATGTGCGTGAGGTGACTTCGCCATCGGTACTCGGAAAGCTCGATCGTGAGGCCGCGGCATGGGCTGCCGCAAAGATCGCCGATGAAATGACCAATTATAAAAAAACCTTGTTCCAAATGCCGATGAATGAGAGTGCATCGGCATGAAATACTCCAATACGGTCGCCAGCAAGCCAATGAAACCCATGCGAGCTTTGCGACCGTTCGAGCCCGGCCAATCGAACTGTGAAACCCATTGATGAGATGCCGGGCTCACCTATCACCAAAACGGTCGCCAAAATGTACGTGAAACCCAGAGGCCACCTGCGACCGTTGAGCCCGGCCATCATGCGAATGAAACCCAACGGAGATTTGCCGGGCTCACCTATCCACCACCGAAAGGACTAAAACAATGACAAACACCACGGATAAGATAGTCAACCGAATTCGCAACGAGCATCGGCAGCGCCGGTTTGCGATGAAGATACAACAGAAGCTCGATCGTGCGCTCGAAAGCTATATCCGTATCAACGCCACCGACTGGAATCCCGACATGGTGGAAAAGGAGCGGGAGAAGATCAATACCTATGTCAAGACGCTAATCAAAGACGTGCGTGCCGGCAAGGATTCGCCATTCGTCGGTGTAGTGCAGACCAGCGATAAAGCGCGCTTGCCCGCCGATGACATGCGCAAGACGTGCGAGAAGCAGATGGAGCAATTGGTCAGGCAACTGCCGATCGCCAAATGGTTTGAGGGCGATGATGATGACAGCAGCGGCAATGGTGGTATTCGTGGCATCGGCGCCTTGGGCGTTGCCACGATCATTGCTGAAACCGGCGATCTGTCGAATTACCCCAACGTCGGCAAGGTGTGGAAGCGCCTTGGCTTCGCGCCTTATGACGGCTTTGCCGGATCGTCCTGGAAACGTGAGAGCTGGCGCCCGCGCGCTCTCAGCAAGGAGGAATGGATTGACAATCCGTTCAGCGGCCAGCGGTACGCGCTGATCTTCCAGGTGGGGCTGTGGCTGCGCAATGCACAATGGATCGGCAAGAGCAAGACGGATGACGGCAAAGGCAAGCCGAATGGGTTCTATGGCGAGGTTTATGCTAAACGGCGCGCCCATACCGCAGCTACACATCCCGGTTGGTCGGATGGTCATGCCGACAAGGATGCCATCCGGGTGATGATGAAGGAATTCCTCAAGCGGCTGTGGCTGGCGTGGCGCGAGATCGAATATGTCGAGGGCTATGTGCCCCATGTGCTGCAAGCCGCCGAATGAGCATGAATACGGTCGCCAGAGATGTGGTGAAACCCACGGCCATGGTGCGACCGTCGAGCCCGGCCAGCCCAGCAGTGAAACCCATCGATATCTTGCCGGGCTCACTTATTCCCAGCGACGCGCCGCGCATTGTTGGCACGGCCGACAACTCACTCGGCCTGATCGCCGCGCTGCGCGAACGCCTTACGGGCGACCTCGGCCTATCCTATGCCACCATAGACGCGCTGGCCGGCTGGGGCGAGACCTACGCGACCAAGGTGCTCGGTCCTGAGCCATTCGTACCAAAAGACGCCAACGGCTGGCGGCCGACGGCGCGGTCATTAGGCCCACTGTCGCTTGACATTCTGCTGGGCGTGGCGTGCGTTCGCCTGATGCTGGTTGAGGATCCGGCGGCGCTCGAGCGGCTGCGGCGGCATCGGGATTATGTGCGGCGCCGGCGGCCAGTGCGCAGCCGGGGTGCGCATGATTATATCGTGCGGCGGGATACCCGCGAGCACATGCGGCAGATGGGACGTTTGGGCGGCCTAGCTACGGCGGCAAAATTGTCAGCGAAACGCAGAACGGCGCTCGCCCGCAAGGCGGCCAAGGCGCGTTGGCATAAGCCGCGGATTACCGAGGTAGCCTGTGCGCCAGGTACTCCGGCAACCCATAGACCAAATACATCCGTAGCAACAGCGCCACGGGCGGCGCCACCTGTTGCTCGCCCGAAGCGTAGCGGTGCGACTGCCGGATCGATACGCCCAGCACCGCAGCGGCAGCATAAGGCGAAAGGCCGAGTTTGGCCAAAGCGGCGTTGAACTCGCGCGTGGTCATGCTAGGCTTTGATGTCATGGCGGCCTCCCGGGGCGATTAGTCCTTTCGGCCCTGCTGGGCCGCCGTGGCAGGGGCGAGGGGTTGCTGCCTCTCGCCCCACTTCGTTATGAGGGCTTGAGTGTTGTGCCGAGTTGGTAAATTTGGCCAACTTCTGGGATATTACGCAAAATCACGTCACGGTATTCGCCGCGCGTGAAAATGCCGAGACCCTTTTGGCTATCCTCAATCCAAATGACGGCGCCAACATTGAGGCCAGCTTTTGCGCAAGCATTCCAGTATTCTTGACCGGCAGCTAGAAACTTGTCCGCTGCTTGCTGCAGGTCGGCCATTGTAAAATCTGGATCACGCCGAACGCTCATGATTTTACCTTTCGGATTAGGGTTTCGATGTCGATCTGCGCAGCGTCATCGCTGAACAGCCCGATGTCCACGGGCTGTTGCGGCTTGGTTGCGGCAAGCGGCGCATTGACGCGCCGTTGCAGTAGCAGCTTGCTCGGCTCATGCTCGCAAGCGGGCAAGTCGAGTTGTCCGGGCAGGGGGAGGATCATGGTGATCACACCCGCGCTAGTGCTGGGAATATCTCGGCATCATCAACGTCACTCCAATCTGCTAATGCCACAACTGCGCGGCACCAATTGCCCTGACCAAGGCCGCTGGTGTTGATATTGTTTTCGATGGCGACGATCTTATACAGTTGCCCGTCATTGCCGGGAACATACGCTCCCGCATCCGGCAGGCCGTTCCCTTGCTCAATGATCTTTGCGTTCCATCTCATAGTTACCTCCTCATTCCGAATGACAAGGCGACTTTTTCAGCAAACGCCGTTCCGCCTTCCGCAACACAAAGCGCAGCGAACCTCGCCTCATGCTCGAATTGACTTGGCGTGAGATGATCTAGCGTCGAATGATCCACACGCATCATTGCCTCGATGTGGCGGGGATCGTATCCAGGGCCGACGATTTTTTGGATGAGTGCTCGATAGTCCATTGTGTGCTCCTAGGGATCGCAGTGCGACCCTGTTCAAAACGGGATTAGGTCTGTCCAACCATCGCGGTCGGCATAGGTATCGAAGCGCGACTGCTCGATTATCTCGGTCACGCGGTGCTGCACTTCGATCAGCCATAGGTCGAAGTTGTCGCTATCGACGCGGCCAAGCTTGTGCAGCATGTCCCGCGTGGTCTGGAACACCTGAACGGTGTTGCCCCCGCCCAGTTTGTCGAGATGCCGCTCATTGGCAGCCGCGGTTTGCGCCGCAGCCATACGGTCCACAAAGTCGTGGCGCAGGGTGCTTTTCATGGCCGCACCATGTCGAGCGTAGCGGCCATGATCATGCCGGTTGACAGCCATAGCAGCATGTAGGAGATCAGCAGTTGGCGGTTGGCTCTCATAGTCTTGTCCTTTGCTGTGTTACCGCCCTGTTGCTGCAGGGCGCGGCTTGATCGCCGTAGATGCAGCGCCGAAACGCTGCATGGGCTGCAATCAATACCACCTTGCGACGTATGCGTTTAGGAGAAGGGTTTCCAGATCGATCTGCTCAGCGTCGTTGCCGAACAGGGCGATGGCGATATGCTTGCACTCGGTTGTCGTACGGATGTGGGGAGGCTTGGCAATGGCGTTGATGACGTAGCATTTCCAATTATCGCTCCCCACAGGAATGCCGCCATTCTCAACACAGGCATCGGTTGCCTGCTGTCTGATTTCTGCTTTCATGATTGCCTCCGGTGTTGCTTTGTTGCTGGCTTGATTGCCGTTCATGGCGTAGCGCGCGGCTACGCCATGGGCTGCAATCATGCGATACGTTCAATCTCAGTACATCCCTGTATCCAGTTCATGCGAACCTTCATTCCGTTCACATGATAGGTATCGCCACGGCTTGCCCGCACATCGCGCGGCGCCGAGCGGCTAGTGCGCTTGAGCCACCAGCCGATGTGCCACGCGCTGTCATGATTGGACGTTGCGAGGTACGGCGAACGTCCATTCCAGCAAGCGGTAGTTGGCGCGTTGTAACCTTGCATGGCGATGGGCGTTAGATCATTAGCTTTCGACATGGTTTCCCCCTATCGGCGCCAGCTACAGGCATCTGCCTCTTGATATCGCTTGGCAGTCATACGCGCCTCGTATGCAGTTTTGTGGTGACTTATGTTTTCCTGCGTTGGCTCATAGACAACCGTGTAAGTGTGCTGGCCATCGTAGGCGATGCGATAGTCAGGATACATATCCTTGTATTTCATGACTGCCTCCGGTATTGCTGGCTTGCCCACCTGACCCAATATGAAACCCGCTGATCGTATTCGGCTTGCGAGTATTCGCCACGGAGGAAATTACGATCAAGTCTATCCATCTCCCGCTCCACACGGTGTTCGATCTGGTCTTCGGTCATGATTGCACCTTCCGACGCGAGGTGCGCATCTGCTCGATTGCCAGTTCAATAAGCTTGCAAAGGATTGGAGTTAACATGCCAAGGCATGTTATTGCGATGATGATTAATCCTTCGGTATTGGTCATCATGTGCTAGTCCCTTCGGTTGCCGGTCGGCTTGCTGCCCGACCATGATGTGAGATCAGAGGTGGATGATGGTGCCGACGATCATTCCAGGGCCGAAGTACAGCCGTGCCAGATTGTCACCTGCAACTCGTAATGCTCGTTGCACGCGCCAACACCGACCTTTGCTGCCGACATAGACAACCATGTCATTGCCGTTCAGCACGTAGTAGGATCGAGATAGCATGTGTTAGTCCTTTCGGTTGCTCGGCCGAGATTGCTGTATCGACCGTGATCGCAATGTAATGCCAACGTGTCACTAGTGTCAAGTGGTCAGCAATAATTATTTCACGAATCATTCGGCCGTGGCAGAATTGCCACACAGGTTAACGACCAATCCATGCCGTTTCATATACATTGCCGAGTCCTGCCATAGACTTACATCCCCACTTGACACGGTTGTACACAACCGCTAGGCGCTCGCGCGCGCGCTGCCTATCACATGAGCCACACCGAGCAGCACCTCGGCCAGCGAGGCGAGCGCTAACGCTGGCCCAAGGGCTGCAGCGAGGATCGGCAGCAGGTCGGCAGCGACCGCACCGAGCAACACCACGCAACCGATGCCCTGCCCAGCGCAGATAGCTAATTGCCCATCCATCAGCCATAACCCCAAATGTAACAATGTAACATATTCTACCACCCCGCGAACCATAGCAACGCAGGGCAATACAGCTATTCCCCTGTTATATCAGTACATTAGCTACGCTAGGATGCTACCTGCCCCGAGCATAGGTAGCACAAGCTTGGCCGCGGCCTGCATAGGCTGGCCAAAATAGACCTGGGTGGGGTGGGGGGTGGGGGGCGAACGAGCTCAGCACCGGATATTTCACCTGCCCCCCCTCACACGCGCCGGGTTTGTGTGGCACATCAGCTACTTGGTGCATGTATACGCATGCGTAGGGTAGTTTTGCTGAGAATTACGGGTGCGTTGCAGGTTATGAGGCTGCTGGGCTAACTGGTATGGATGGATAATGATGATTTGAGCCGGTTTGGGCCTAAAATGCGTGCGCTGACGCCAAAACAGCGCGGTTATGTGATGGCGCAATTGAGTGATCCGCTGGGGAACCCGACGCAATGGGCTCGGGATGCCGGATATTCGGATCACAAGCTGGCTGCGAAGGTGACGGGGCACCATTTGGCGCATGATGACCGGATGATCGAGGCCATCCGGGAGGAGGCGCGGCGGCATGCTGACACGGTTGGGCCGACTTTGGGGATTGGGGTGATGATGCAGATTGCGAGGAACCCGGAGCATCCGCATCAGCTACGGGCGGCCGAGATGTTGTTGGACCGGGTTGGGTTTGGGGTTGTGACCGAGCACAAGGTGAGCGTGGAGCACACCGATCGCACGGGGGTGGCGATGGTGGAGCGGATACGGCAGTTGGCGGCGATCATGGGGGTGGACGAGCGGCGGCTGCTGGGACCTAACGCCGGCGGTGACACGGCGAAGGTGATCGAGGGTACCGGGTCGCGCTGCGATCCCGTGGAGGTGGCGGATGCGGCATCGAATGGCGCTGATCGAGAGCAAGGTGGGTGATCTGCGCGAGCGCTGGCGTGGCACTGGCTGGGATTTGCGGCCGGGTGGCATGACCTATGTGGATGATCGTACTGCTGGATGGCGGCACAGTTTGATCGGCCTCATGCGTTGGTTTTCCCTGTCCGGGAGCGAGGTGGCAGATGACAAAGCAGATTCCGGTGGCGCTTGACGTGCAGACTGCGATCCGGTTTTCGCATTCACTGCAGCAGTTGCTGGAGGCTGCTGCCGAGGCGGGCGGGCATAGCATGGGTGAGGAAATACGGCGGCGGTTATGGTTTTCGTTTGCGGAGGCGGCATCGCCGGAACGGTTGGCTGCCGCGGCCGATCGATTTGACATCCAGACGCGATATGAGAAGGCTTGGCTGTCCCAGGATTCACGTAAAACACAGGGGCATGTTGCAGATGAGCAACAGTCGTGATCTGGACCTGCAAGGGGTGTGGTTACAGGAACTATCTGCACGATTTGTTTTGCAGCCGGTGTGGAGGCTCGATGACGAAGCAAGTCGCCGAGATCGATCTGGACTTTCTAGAAGCCTTATTCAGTGTGCTGGGGAGGTAGCGGATGACAAGGAAGCCTGATAGTTTTCGGCAGTATGTTGAGGCTTGCATCCGCGGCCTGCGCGGTCACACCATCACCGAGTATGAGTTTGCTCATTCGATATTGGCTGCGGCGCAAGGCAAATTGCCGGGCGTTTTGCTGCCAACACATCGGCCATCCAAGCGTCGGCGCGATGAGGATTCACGTGAAACAACAGGATGTTGCCGATGAGCAACAGTGAGCCTCCGCAGTCGGACGACAATCTGTTGCTGGCCCGCATGCGACAATTGTTTCCACAATGTCATGTGACTGATGATGAGATTATTTGGGGTGAAGGTGAAGGGCCTGGGGCTGTTATCCATGGCTATCGTGGCGAGAGCATTATGATTGACGGTTGGGTGACGCCTGGGGAGTTGGTGGCGCTCGCGGAATGGAGCCGGCGGCCATGAATGAGCAGGACAGCAGCAACATTCCATTCAAGTCCAAGGCCGAGCTGGCGGCCATTCTGGAGACGCTGGAGGCGGCGGTTCACCGCAAGACCTACCGGCGGATTGACTTTTTCACGCCGTATATCAAGCAGCGGCAGTTCCTGGAGCTGGGGGCGACGTGCCGCGAGCGGCTGCTGATGGCCGCCAACCGCGTGGGCAAGACCGAGATCGGGGCGTTCGAGGCCGCCTGCCACCTGACCGGGGTGTATCCGCGCTGGTGGCAGGGCCGCCGGTTCACGGCCCCGATCAAGATGTGGGTGTGCGGCGAGACCTCGCAGGCGGTGCGCGATGTATGCCAGCAGAAGCTGTTTGGCGAGCCGGGGGTGGCGGACCGGCTGGGTAGTGGGATGGTGCCCAAGGAGTTGATTGTCGAGACCACGCGGGCCCATGGCGGCATCATGTATGCGCTCGACGGCGCGCAGGTGAAGCATGTTTCGGGCGGCACCTCGATCGTGAGTTTCAAGTCGTATGAGCAGGGGCGGGAGAAGTTCCAGGGGGCGGGGTTGAACGCCATCTGGTTTGACGAGGAGCCGCCGCTGCCGATCTATGCCGAGGGTTTGACCCGCATTGGCGAGCTCGACGGCGTGGCTTGGATGACGTTCACGCCGCTCAAGGGGCCGTCGGGGGTGGTATTGCGGTTCACCGACGAGCCCAGTCCGGATCGGGCGATTGTCGGCATGACCATCGATGATGTGCCGCTGGGCGGGCACATCTCGCCTGACGCCAAGGCCAAGATCATCGCCGGATATCTGCCGCACGAGAGGGAGGCGAGGGCCCGGGGCCTCCCTATGTTGGGCTCAGGCAGGATCTTCAGTACGCCTGAGCCCATGTTGACTGAAGCACCGCTGGAGCAGGTACCGGCGTACTGGACCAAGCTGTGGGGCATCGACTTCGGCATCGGGCATCCGTTTGCCGCCGTGCTCGGCATCTGGGACAATGATAATGACGTATTGCATATTCATCACTGCATCCGGCTGAGCGATGCGATCACGCTGACGCAGATTGCGGCGATGCAGAAGATCGGGGCCAACGTGCCGGTGGCGTGGCCGGCGGACGGCACCAACCGTGATCCGCATTCCGGTGAGGTGATCGCCACCACCTGGCGCAAGATGGGCGCCAAGATGCTGCCAGAGCATGCGCAATGGGCCGAGGGTGGGGTTTCCACCGAGGCTGGGATTGCCATGTGGGACGAGATGGAGAAGACCGGCCGGGTAAAGGTGGCCAGTCATTTGTCGGACTGGCTGGAGGAGCGCCGGATGTATCACCGCAAGGATGGCAAGATTGTCAAGATCAAGGACGATCTGATGTCGGCCACCCGGATGCTGTTCATGAGCCGGCGGTTTGCGCGCGCGGTGGGGCTGGGTGGGACTGCGGCGCCGCGGCAGCCCAGCATGCTGGCGCGCGGGGTGGATTTTGACGTGTTCAATCCGGGCGATAGCATGGACGTGTTTGCTTCATGACCGACGTGCTGATTGTGCTGCTGCTGCTGGCACATTCCTGGTATCCCCCGCAATGCTGCGCCGACAAGGATTGCAAGGAGGTGCCGTGCTCGGAGATCGCGCGAGCGGGCAACGTCTACCTGTATCACGAGATGAGCTTTCCCTCGCTCAGCCACGCCTATAGCCCGGACGGCAAGTGTCACGTCTGCGTCTATGGCAAGATACCCAGGTGCATATTCACGCCGCTGCCGGCAGGTGCATAATACGGTTGGCTGTGAAGGGGTCGCACCCCGGACGCAAGCCGCATAGAGCGGGCAGCCATCTATTGGGTGCGTTGCGGCCTTAGCCGCCCTTCCTCATGTTCCCGGTGCCGTGCAAAAAGCGGCACCTTCTAGCCTCAATGGGTACTGGCCGGGAGGGCAACCTCTCGGCCTTTTTGTTTGCGAGGGCATCCATGCCTGCTCTGGCTACCATGCTGACGTATTGCGGTACGCATATTCGTGACCGCGACGAAATGTTGTGTCTGACCGATATGTGGCGGGCAGCGGGGGCAGAGGAGAACAAGCGGCCTGCTGAGTGGTTGCGGCAGGAAAATCCACAAGAGTTTATGCGATTTATCGCCGATAGTCTCAATGTGGGTATTGACCATATTGCCGTTGCCGAGCGTGGCGGACGTGATCCGGCAACCTGGGCTCATTGGCAGGTCGGAATGGCCTATGCCAAATATCTCTCGTCTGAGTTCCATGCTTGGTGCAACGAGGTTGTTCGCAGCCACATGGAATTGACGAGAAGTGCCCCAGCCTCAATTTCGATTCTGGATAATTTGTTAGATCGGAAATTTGCACCGTTCCATCACGGTATGACGGAAATTCGCCATGAACAAAAAGAACTGCGCCGTGAAATGGCTGACGTACAAGGCAATGTCATCTTTCTCACCAAGCGCGTTGACGACATGGCGCCTCGTCATAAGTTCACTCCCAATACGCGCCGATCTTATGTGTACATCGCTTGGAAGTTCTATTTCGGCGAATGTCCTTGCTGTCGCAAGACCAAAATCCTTAACGATGGCCGAGAAATTTACAAGGCCGCGCATACTGATCATTTCAACGGACGTGAGCGCGTTAAACCAGGCGACGGCTGGCTTGTATGTATGAGCTGTAACTATCGGCTGGAAAATGATCCACAGTTTAAAGAAAGCAGAAGGCCACACTTTCGTGTTTTTCAAGATAATCGATATCAAATATTTGGAAACAAAGGCGCTCAATCGCCGCGCAGAAACAAATCTTCAAAGATGGTTAGGAGTTGCAGACAAGGGGAATTGTTCTGATGCCTCCGATGAACCAGAAGAACTATGGCTTGCTCGGCGGCCTCGGCGCCTCCGATGCGCTTGGCGTGCGCGGCGAGGGCGACGTGCTGGGTCAGCAGACCCAGGAGGAGACCGAGGAGCAGCGCCGGCGCCGGCTGCTGCTGGAGCAAATGCAGCAGGCGACCTCCAACATGGGCGCCGCCAATGCATTGAATCTGTCCTCGCCAATGGGAGGCCGTAGGTTTGGACGGGCTATCTGAGACCGGCACGAGCTTGGGCCGGCATGTCGACGGCCTGCGGGCGACTTGGCAGGCGCGTGTGCTCGACGCCGCCCGCGACCGCATGATGCTTGCCGTCACCTCGATCCTGGCACATTCCTACGACAGCGCGGCGATGTGGACGCTGTTCAATGTCGTGCGGCCACAATGCTGGGACATGGGCAGGCAGAGCATGCGCCCGCCGTTTCTCACCAGCATCGGCAAGGTCGACAAGAGCGGGCGTATCATTGCCAAGACCAAGCTGCGGGATGACGAGATGCTGCCGCGCGATGCAATAGTTTTCAAGAGCACGCGCGATTTCACCCGCGAGCTGCGCAACCTGGCCGACCGGACGAAACTGTCCGATCGCGAGCGGCTGGAATTCTTCGCCGCGGCGCGCAAATGGGTCGGCAGCGACATGCGGCTCGATCCGACGATGGACCCGCGCGATCCCGATGCCAAGCGGCTGGTGAACTGATGCCAGAACTCGAAGCATTTCAATCCGATGACCTGAAAGCGCTGCAAAATCGGGAGAGTGAGGACGAATTCAATAAGCGTATTGCAGGGGAATACATGATTTCCAAGAATACGAACATCGAAAAACATCTGGAACAAAGGTTGCAGGAAGGCTTCAGGTGGGACGCCGATGATCCGCATCTGCGGCCACATCTCGATCGCGGCAAGCAGCAAACCAAGGAACTGATCGACCGATTCAAGAAGGGCGATCCCGAAGTATCCGCGGCGATCAGCAAATTCGAGACCGAATACAACGGCGGCAAGCCGGTACATCCAAGTCTTATGACCAAAGACAAGATAAACAAGAGCACTTTATGGGAAATGTTCATCGATGCATCGCAACGGAATGCAAACGAGCGGCTGACAGACGAGGAAAATGGCCCGGAATTTGGCTCCAGGGAACACAAAACCCTGCAGGACTTCAGCGCGGGTGAACGCGCCGGCCGGCCGAAGTTCGATTTTGATTCGGTCAAGATGAGGAAATGAACTGATGGCCGCCGTGAAGCAGGGCGTTTATGCCATCACGCCCTATACCGTTGGGCTGCCGCGCACCGTCAGCGATGCCGAGCGCGAGATCGTGCGCGATATCATGCAGGAATTCAGCCAATACACCAGCTGGCGCTCGACCTTTGCCGGGCAGTGGGAGGAGGCGGCCGAGCTGATCCTGCCAACCAGCCGCAATACCTTTTTCTATCAGAACTTTTCCTGGCCCGGCCAGAAGAAGAATTATCAGCAGATAGATGCCTCGGGGATGCTGGCGCTGCACCGTTTTGCTGCTATCTGCGACTCGCTTCTCACGCCGCGCAATATGACGTGGCACACGCTAAGCGCCAACAGCGCTTATGTGATGAAGGATCGCCTCACCCGGCTGTGGTTCGAGGAGGTGACCAAGATA